TTTCAGTTCTTCACAGATCACATCCGGTGAGTCTTGTCCTCCTGCGAATTGCTGTCCTCGTTTAGCGGTGTATCCTTCAGCGCGAAGCTGGTCACGCCATTGCCTTTCACCTCTTGCTCCCTTAGCTCTGGAGTTTATCATAGTGTTTCCTTTTTGATTAAGTCTAAAATTATTTTTAGTTTGCGATGTTCTTCCCGCGCCTCGTCGCGCTCTTCGCAGATTTTATTTACTACCAGCATATGCTCGGTAGCGAGGTTGTCGTATTTTTCAATCGCCTCGTCACGCTCTTGCTTGTATATTCCACACATAGCTGCCCACTCGTCGCGCTCTCTTAAAGCAATCGAAAGAGGCGTGCCTTCGGCGTGGTTTGTGGCCCCTTCCAGTTGGCGGATGCGCTCTGCTTGCCGTTGGATTTTCTTTATCGCCGAGGCACGCTCGCGCTCCAAGCGTTTAGCTGTATCGGCTGGAACCCAGTGTTTATCTCCGTCGATCCCTCTAATTCTTGTCATAAAAGCATCCGTCTCTGGTGTGTCACTCATACTTATTTGGTTGCTAACAATTCGCGTTTTTTTCTTCGTGCTTCACAGGCAAGTTTAGCCTGCTCTACTCTTGATGCTTTTCCAACATCAATTAATTTTTGGTCAAGTTCATCTTGTCTCAAGATTTCAATAACTCCGATTGCGTTTATGAATGCTTCTTTTTCTTTTTTAGAAACATGGTTTTCAAAAAACTTTTGTGAATCCATTTGTTATTAGGTTAGGGCAGTATTGAATCAATATCTTGTATCTGTGTCAATACTTTTGTTTCAGAAAAATATTGGTTCATTATCTTGAGTCCTTCGTTATGATAGTTCTCTGCGATGCAATATCTTTCCTTGTCTTGAGCTTCCCAGATTGCGTTTGCCGCCTCCAGATACTTCAATGCTTTTCCGTATGCTTGGTCGATTGTCATTAGTATACCTCCTCAAGTTTTGAGATGTCACCGCGCATGATAATATCAGTCATGTAGTTCCTTTGTCCACGGCGGTTCTTCTTGATTGTCAGCCTACTCTTCTCCTTGATGTGTTCGATATACACTACTTGGTCAGAGTGCATTCCGATTGCCCGTGATTCGCGCAGTCTTCCTTCGTCGTTCAACTGAGAAGCTGTGAGCATGATCGAGTTATTCTTCAGTGCTGCGAGTTTTAATCTCCTTGCGATCTCCGAAATCTGGCTTTCCCTACCTTCTTCACCATCAGATGAGATAATTTGGAGGTAATCTACGACAATTACATCTGCCCGTTTTTCTCCAACGTATCGGTTGATTTGGGCCTCAATCTCGTCAATTTCGGCTACTCCATCCACGATTTCGAGGGGTAACTGGTGTAATTTCAACAATGCGGCACTGATTTTGGCGAGTTCTCCTTGGTTAGCGTTCTTGTAATCCTCTGGTTCACGCACAGGGTAACCTGCAATGTTACAAGCCATGCGAGTTAGGATGTCCTTCGCTTTCATTTCGAGGCTGAAGAAGAGAACTGACTTACCTTCTTGAAGATTTGCGAGTGCTGCTTGGACGAGGTAGATGGATTTTCCTCCACCTGTCTCTGATGCTACTGTCATCATCTCTCCTTTGTGCATTCCACCCTTGAGCGCACGATCTACTTTGAGTAGTCCAGTAGGAAAGAATTCCTTTACTGCTTTACCTTCCATCTCATCGATGATTTCGATGATGAGGTCTTTGACTGGTTTCACTTTTGATGTTCGATCCTCGGCGCACTTCATTATCGTTTCCGATAATTCCTTCAGATTTGCTTTGCCTGTCCGTAGGTTTGGCTCTTCCTTCTCCATGAGGGTAAGAACATCGCGGTATGCCTTCGTGCGGTGCAGGTGCTTCCGGTAGTCATCTGCCATGTCTTGGCAAACCTTTCCCGAAGCTACCTTCATCGTGCATAATGTGTCGTGGACAGATTCTTCACCACCCGCTGCTTCCAGTTGTCCAGTTGCTTCCAACTCTGAAATGGCAGAAAACGGGCAGCAAGACCCTGTCCGCTGGTGAACCCCTTGGAGCGCATTAAAAACGATTCTGTGGGCTGGTATGGCGAAATAATCGCTATCCCATGTTTGTTGGGAAAGGATGTTTCTGTCGATTGCGATGAGCGACAACACTGCCGCTTCACTCTTTCGTGCTATTGGGACTTTTTTCATTAGAATGAATTGTTGTTAAAGAAACCCATTTGACTCTCGCTTTCCTTATGGGCGCGAGCTTTGTCTATCTCGCCAGCCCAGTTGTTAAGGAGGGTTTCCATTGAGCGGCGAGTGTAAACGTCTTTTTCGTTTCGTTTGGAATAAAAGTTTTCGAGTAACTTCCAGTCTTCTTCACAGGTATCGAGGTTTGGTTTAGCCGCCTTTATTTCTTTTGGTGTCCAGTTTGTAGTATCGCGTCTTCCGAGAAGTCGGTTTGCTCGTTGCTGAAAAGTTAAGAGATTAAGAGATAATTCTCCTTTAGTATCTCTACTATTTTCTCCCTTAGTATCTATGTTCACCTGTGGGTTGAGTCTGAGTTCACCAGCAGGTTGACTCTGATTGCACCTGTGGGTTGAGTCAGACTTCACCTGTGGGTGAACTCTGACTTCACTTGTAGATGAAGTCCCGCTTGGCAAGACAGCAAGAATTTTCCTACTTCTGCCATCGTAAGAAATTTGTTTAATCATCTTCAATGACCTTAGTTTTGAGATCATGTTTGAGATACTTGACTCTGTGCTGTGAAACATTTTTGCAAGATAGCCATTGCTTGCAAAACATGGTTTCTCTTCAGTTCCAAGCGAACTGATTTCTGCCCACAAGCATTTTTCCATCCACGATAGCGATTGAGATTCCCATATCTCTACTGGAACCCATACTCCGCGAAAAACCCGTTCGTTCTTCTCGCTCATAATTCGATGCCCTCCCCATAAACATCATTAATATAATTGATGTTGCAGAATATTTTTACTTCATCACGGTTTTTTTGAGCATATATCAAATCCATTGCTGCTAAACAATCCAATGCTGAATTTATACTTTTTTTTGATACATTAAAAACAAATGCCAAATATTCTTTGTCATTCACGCACCCTCTATCCCAATTTTCAATGTATGCTAATAATGTTCGTTGCAAAGGATTCAATCCTTTAATACGAATTATTTTGCGTTTAATTATTATCCCATTTTTTGTCCGTATTGGACAATCGTCATATTTTTTCATTTTAGAAAAAGGCGACCCCTTGTGGCGGCGGATAAAAGCGGCAACTGACGCATGAGAGTGGTTTACCACCACAAGGGATCATATAGTTTGTTTGTTAATTTAATTTTATCCTTCACTTCGGCTCTCACCCCGAAGGTGCAATTTCTCGCACGACTGAAAACTACTATAGGTTGTGTTCGATGTCAAGCATCTTTTTTATCGGTTACGATAACCAGTCCATTTCAACCTTCTCAACTTCACCTTTCGACCACTCATACATTTTATCATTGAGTAAGTCCCAGATTTGACTGGCATCTTCTTCTGTCTCGCACTGGAAGGTGGAGCGGCGTTCACCGATACCATCCTTTGTAATGACAATATCTGACTTAATAACAGTATTACTATTTACACCTGTCGCGGCCATGATTGCGGTGTTGTTTATTCTGAGTGCCATGACAAGAATACCTTCATCACTTTCATAGGTAGCCATGAATGGAGTCTCCAGCGCGGCGGCTAAAGATAGGTTTGTAACCATGACAGTTTGCCTTACTCCAGCGATTAGTTTTTCTGCGTTGTCTTTGATGTTGTTAGTGTTATCCATAAGCAATTATAGTAACAAAAAAGTATTGACTTGTCAATAGTCTTGGTTTATTTTTTATGCAAATGAAACATCCATTAGAAACTGCTTATGAATCTTGCATGAGTGCCTACGAGCAATCACGCACGATCCGTTCTCTTGGACGAAAGACTTTCGCCAGCCAGCTTCGTGAAACAAGGAGATTGCTCAAATTGACTGTCCGTGAACTTGGAGACAAGATCGGCGTTACAGGATCACTGGTCAACCAGATTGAAGTAAACTCCAAGAGTATCCTAAAGAAAGAACAAGTCGAAAAGGTAATCGCCCTATGCTACAAAGAAAAACGTCCTTACAGAAAACAGGATTCAAAAAACGAGGAGGAAAGCTCAGAGCATTCTCAGTAAAAGGTAAGCAAAGGAATGAGTCTTATAGGAAAGTTAGGCAAGAATACCTTGAAGAAAAAGATTACGCCTGTGAAGTTTGTGGGATGTATGCAACTGACATTCACCATAAAAAGGGTAGGGGCAAGAACCTTTGTAAAAAAGAATCATTCATGGCAGTCTGTAGAAAATGTCATACCTTTATTCACGACAACCCTGCATGGGCCAGAGAGAACAATTATTTAATTTATGAATACAACGTTTGAATCCCGCATCATCTGCGAGGGAACTGAAGTAAGCAATACACCAGAGAAGATTCTGTTTCGTCAAAAGTTCAATCAATGTTGGGTGAAGAAGAGTGACATCCGACTAAATGAAACTCTTGGACATCTTGACGGAGAGAAAGTAATTCGTATTGTAGTCCCAGAAGAAGTAGCGAATACCTTGGAACTTGAAGGAATGTTGGATTGATTTATATGGTCGGCGGGTGAGATAAAAACTATATCTGGGTTTTCCCTCGGAGTAGTTTCAATAATACCGAGTTAACCCGGCCACCCTTTACCAATCCCCGTTATCGTCTGATCCGTAGTCATCGTCTGGAGTGGTATCAATTGATACCTCATCCCGCGCCCAAAATCGGTTAGTTGGAACTGGTTTATCGTTTCCGATAAAAACAAGTCCATTACGCCGCGCCATTTCGAGAGCGTAGATTAAACTATCGCTTAAGTCGGGCGAGTAACCTGTTCTGCCTTTAAGCTCATCTTTAGTCTCGATAGCAATTTTCTTGGACTTGATAGTGTATCGGCGCAGGCAAAGTTCACGCGCCAAATCCGAAGCAGGATCAATACCAAAGATAACACGACTCTTGAAAGCATGATAAGCTGAGTAGTAGTATTCAGAAACAAGTCTATCATAAACATCCTTACATGGTCGTTTATCAACCTCTGCCGCAATTCGGTCAGTAGGTTTACCCATAGATGAGATAAGAGCGATAGCGGCTCCAGAAGCGTCAAAGCGTAGCCACTCACGAATGATAGCTTGTCCAACTCGTCCACCATCACCAGACACGTCCATACCAAACTTAGATGGTTGCACTCCAGCCGCACGGCACAACTGAACAACTTCAGTAGCAAGCTGAATCTCAAACTCGGCAGCAGCATTAGCCGATAGTTGGATTACCTTTTGACTTTCCAGCCACATCACACGATTGCGAGTCCCTCGCACGAACCCAAGTTTAGCGATAGTAAGAACGCACCTATCCCCGCCGATTGTAAATGCGGTATCGAACCCTGCTACCTTGGTGAATCCTTCGGAATCCCATAGTGGTTCTTCGTTGGTATCAGCATTACGAATGAGATCAGCGGTAAGGATAGTCTGAGCGAATCCTGTCTTCGGCCACCAACCAATAGCGTTACGAACATAGTCAATCGCGTTCTCATCTCCATAACAAAGTTTCAGCATCATCTCCTGCTTCTTACGATCCATAAGGAATGGGAACGGAGAGGGTTCATTAGCAGGCGCGGCGAAGTTTGGGCTACGCATACCATTGTAAAACAAGCAAACTCCGGTCTCAGTCTCCCACTTATCCATGTCTGGGTTTACTGAATCAAAGTTAGAACAACCTTTCGGCATAGCCCAGCGGGTGTGAGGATTGTCACCAGCAGATGGGTTTCCGATACCGATAAAGGTAACATCATCGTTTGCACCCAAGTTGACTTTTGAGGTGATCGCGCCCATTTCCATTTCTGGCAACTCATCAAGTGCAAGACGGATTCGATCATTCTTACGACCACGGGTGGTATCAACTGCCTTTTGACCTTCATTACCAGATGGGAAGGCGAGGGCTTTGATAGCATTATCGTATTCCTTTTCCTCATCGTTTGTTGCTCCACCCCAAACAATCATATGACGATAGTCGATTAGTTTACCTATCTGAACGCGAGCGCATTTATAGAGTTTGGAGATGATACCCCAGATACGATCTTCAGACGCGCCTAACGTAGTAGTAGCTACCCATGACGAAGTGCAGTGCGGAGCAGCGCACCAATCAAGGTAAATCCAAAGACCAACTGGAAAACTTTTTCCCATTGAAGCAGCTCCCGCTAAACAAATATCAACATTACTGCAAAGTTCATCTAAGGTTCTAATCAACTGAGTGTTTGTGTATCCTCGGTTGTAAATAGAAACCTCAGTCGGCCATTGAAGTTTAACTGCATTTAGAAAATGTTCAGACGGAGAAAGTAGTTTAAAATCTGAAATATTTATATTTTGTCTAATACAATAAGTTCTACCATATTGTCCTCGGCTTATAGCGTAGCAGTATAACTCAATACCAAGGTCATCCATGTTTTCTGGGAATTGAATTCCGTAACGACGAATACCTTTGTTTGAAGAAAAAACTCTTGACATATCAATAAGAAAATATATTTTCCGACGAAAGGCAAGATGAAACTGAAAAACAAGAACCTCGCTCCAGTCGGTGGCTTTTACTGGCGTTATGAGATCAAGCGCGATAAACTCACATTCCCCGCGATTGTTTACGGAAGCACATGGAGTAGTTTGATGCAGAACATTCAGAAAGACTATCGCTCAAACGGAGTTGAACTTCCTGCTAACATTGAGCAGTTGGTCGAAGATCAAATCTGCCAACGCCAACCAAGTGATCGTTGCTGGTATAGTGATGGACTTGGAGATAGGATTGCACAGGTTATTCACACAGTAGCCAAGACTACTGACAAAGTTTTAGGAACTAAACTTGAGCATAAAGCTCGCGGATGTTCTTCTTGCAATAAACGCAGGAATGCTCTTAACTCGTTATCGTAAACGATAAAAATTATGCTATCCATCGGAAACGACAACTTCTCACTTGCTGTCTTAGATCAAGACGGCAAACCACCAGAAACACGAATCTCCAACGCAAGTCACGCTTGGAATATAGCAAATCATTTGCGACTCGCTAACATCGGGCGCGAGAACAAGCGTATTCGTATCTATAAGGCGTATAAGATGTTTCCGCCTACGGGTTACAGTAAGCTCGCTGAAAAGCGTTTGCCTTGGCAATCTGATGTAAACTACGGACAACTTGGGTTCATCGTTGATAACCAGAAGTCCAGTTACTACGATGTTATTACAGAGCGGCAGGCTTGCTGCACGATCAAAAGTAAATTTGGCAATGAAAAAGAACGCCTCGTTAACTCAGAGAACATCGGAATCGCATTTGACCAAGCAATCCGCGAATGGCCCGGATACCTCTACAATACAGAACAAGACCTTGAGGAAATGTTGCTGTATGGAAAAGGAATCGGAATGTGGGATAGCCCACTCGGATGGATGCCAGAACACGTTTACCTCTCCGACCTTCTATTTCCAGACGACATTAGGATCGACTTTTGCAACCTTGAAGAATTTGTGCGCCGTGTCCGTTTGACACCATACGAACTTTACAAGAAGATCGAGAATCGTGCAGCGGCAGAAGCAATGGGTTGGAATGTGGACGCAGCAATTGATGCTATCCGTTTCCATCGTGCATTCAGCAACAATCGCAAGACCCGCGAAGACTTCTTCCGAACAATCAGCGAATCTGGATTCAACTGGTCACTCTCCGTAAACCAAAAGATCGACCTCTACGAAGTTTACTGGAGGGAGTTCGACGGCAAGATCAGCAAGGCGATTATCCTTCAAGACTATCAACCAATCTCGGACTACATCAACTCCAACATTAAAGGAGCAGGCAAGATCAGTGAAGATGATGTCAGAAGCCAACACGGGTTTATGATGCTGAAGATTGGACTCTTCAACTCATGGGACGAGATCATGTATATGCTGACTGACTCAGTTGGCAGTGGACTATTCCAAGACATCAAGAGCCAAGCAGAATCGGCATTCGTCGCCTGCCGTCAGTATGACTTCACAATGAACTCGTTGGTTGATGCCGTGCGCCTCAACTCCATGTTGATGATCGAAGGTCAAGGGCCAGATGCAACCAAGATGTTGAAGCAAATGGAATGGTTGCCTATTAGCGTAATGCCAGATGGCGCAAAGTTTATCCAAAACCGCTTCCAGCTTCCAGTAGCAGAAAGCATGAGCTTCATGCAGTTCTTCATGGGAGATATGTATCGCGGCATGGGTCAGTATCGCATCAATGCTCCTACCGCTGGTGGAAAACAAAGGACAAAAGGCGAAGCAGAACTGGATGCCGCCGAGTCAGCCAAACTATCTGGAACTCAGATTCGTCGATTCAACGAGTGCCAAACACTTTACTTCAAACAACTCTATAAACGTTTTGTAAATGCCAAGTCCAGCGATGATGGATACGAGTATGTTAAGAAGTTTTATGAAGTATTGGAAGAACTCGGAACTCCGAAAGAAGCCGCTGCTTGGAAGAACATCACAAGCATCCGTTCCAATCTAATCAACGGAGCAGGTAGCCCGTCATTCAAACTTATCACAGCAGAAAAGTTGCTTGGTATCACAGCAATCACTCCAGCCAACGAAGGGCAAGAGAACGCAGTTAAAGATGCAATCGCGGCACTGTCTGGCAGGGACAATGTAGCTCGCTATCGGAATACCAAGCCAACTAAGATTACTGATACCGCTCGCGTAATCGGGTTTGAAAATGCTGGAATGACGGATGCGTTCGTTAACCCGCAAAACTTCCCTGTATTGCCAACTGATCCACATATCGAACACGCTGTTGGTCACTTGCAGGATATGATGATGCAGTTGCAGATGAACCTGCAATCTGTGCAACAAGGTCAACCAGAACTTGCAGAACTTTCCAAAGCAGTCCGTTCAGTCAAATTCAAAGGTGGTCACATCATGGCGCACGTTGAATATATCAGTAAGGATGAATCCAAGCAGGACTTCTTGAAGCAATTCATGCAGGGAATGAATGAAGCGCAAGCAATGGCCGACGAACTTCAACAAGTTTATGTCCAGATGGCTGAAGCTGAAGCTCAGAAATCTGGTCAGCCAAACTCCGAGGAAGACATCAAACTTCAATACCTCGCTGCTAAATCTGGTATCGAAATCGACACCAAGAAGAAGCTCGCTGACATCTCAATTGGCAAGGCTTCTATCAGTCACGCTCAACGCACTGAGCAGCGCAAGGAGCAAGGCATCACTCAACTCGCGCTTCAGAAGGCTAAAGCTCGCGCCGAGATTCAGAAAGAGAAATCCAAGCAAGCAGCAATGCAAGGTGAAGCTCCAGAGATGGAAGAAGAAGAAACCGAAGAGGTTGAGACTCCAGAGGCAACTGAAGAAGTTGAGATGGAAGAGACTCCAATGCAGACACCAACACAAACATGACAACAGACAAAGTAAAATCCCTATGCGCGGCAATAACCTCACACGAAGACTGGAACAAACTACAGGCGTATTTACTACTTAATGTAAACCCACCAGAAGGAGTAACCACGCTTATCCATGCAATCAAAACTATTGAAGCTATTGGAACAGAGGAGCAGGGAGCATTCAAAAAAACAAAAGTTGCTGGAAAGCATAAAGAGCCAGCGGACATCACTGTTGACCCAGACCTCGACGAAATCTAATTTATGGCAGACCCAAACGACACAGCAGAAGTAATCAAGGAACTGAAGGCTAAACCTCAAGTTCCGATTAAAGGTAATACATCTGACTTCCTCAAGAAGTTCAGCAAACAACAATCCGACGAAGGCAAGCCAAGTGCTACCAATGTTGGTGATCCTAACCTTGGAATAGCAAAATACAATGAAGAAGAACCACCAGAAGAAGTGGCGGGAGTTACCGAAGCTGAAATCACATCTGACCGAACAGGAAAAAAGAAAGGTTTTGTTGAGCGACAAATCGAAGAAAACCGAAAGCTCAAAGAAGAACTTGAGAAATACAAGAAAGATGAAATCCCCAAGTTTGAAACCAAAATCCAAGAACTTGAGCGAATGGTCTCCGAGTCAACATCGACTAAAGAAGCCAACCACTACCAAGAACAACTCAACAAAGCCAACCAAGAGAAGTTGGAAGTTGAGCAACAACTATCAGAACAGATCAAAGAGCTTCGGGGTAAACTGGACTTCCACGACATCACAAGTAATCCAGATTTCAAAAAGACTTACCTCGATCCTATCAAAAGCACCTACGATACTGCGCGACAGTTTGTTGAAAATGACGCAAATGTTCTTAGGGAATTTAACAATGCTGTCAACGCAAACGCCGCCATCTTCCGCGCCACGACCGAAGAGGAAGTTGTTTCGGCAAAGCAAGCAAGAAAAGAAGCATTAAAAGAAATTGAGCCTTACTTATCTGATTTTGAAAAGTATCAATTTGTTGAACAATGGAATAAGTTTGTAAATTCAACTGAAAAACATCACGCTGCTCTTGTCAACTTTGAAGAAACCAAGCAGAATATCCTTCAAACCGCTAAACAAAAAGAGCAAGAAGGCAGGAACAAGTATCTGAACCAGTGGCGTGAAGGCTACAAAAATACTCAGCAGGAAATTGACCGGGCGACTGAAATCCCAGATACAATTGCTGACTACATGAAGGAGAAGGGAATCAAGTATGACATCTCCCGCGACGAGGCTATTGCTCTGGCAGCTACCCAGCAGACCAATGAGCAAGCATCAGTTGAAGACATGAACCGACTGATTCACCAAGGCCGCGCCTATCAGAAGATTCAAGCACAACTGAAAGCATACCAAGAGATGGTAAAAGAGAAAGACGATTACATCGCACAACTGAAAGGTTCGTCGCGCATTTCGTCATCATCAAGTGCATCGGATTCCCAGAAACCAAGAATGAGTATCACGGAAGGACTGGCTGCTAAACTTGCAAGGTTCTCACCGCAAGGTCGAACAGCATAAGCCTTACATTCTAAAGTCTGGCATAGATGGGGGAGGTAGTTATGCTTTTCTACCTCCCCCAAACTTTTTTTTAAAAATATCGCTTGACATAGTAAATAGATGATTGCAATGTCCGATCAAAGAGAAATCCGAAATTATCGTTTACGATAAAATTAGGGATTCAGCCGCACTCTGGCTGGCGAGTTTTCGACCTCGCATGAAAAACGATTTCTGGACAGAAGAAACTCTGGGTTGAGTCCAGCAGAGGAAACCAAGCACTCGCTTGCTATTCCTCTGTGGTATAGTTGGCGGTGCAAAACTAAAACTAAACCAAAATCAAACTCAAACAAAATAAATATTATGGCATCAGATCAGCTATATTTCAACAGTTGTGCCGAGATTGACAGTTTCTTCCGCGAGGGCCGCGAATATTTCAACGACCTCTATGTGAAGAAGCTCGTCACCAACTCTGCATATTTCACCCGTTTCGAGGAGCAAGCATGGCCCCTTAACCACACAACCGAACAGAAAGCATTCCGCTTTGGCCGTGGATTCCACGATCCTTGCGCTCCTTTCCGCACGATCACCGACACCTACTGCGAGACTGATTCTTGCGATAGCAAACCCGAAGTCATCCAACGCCCCGGCACTGAGAGCTACACTTTCGAGCTTCTCCGTAAAGAGATGACCACTGACTGGATTTGCGTTGAGAGCCTTCTCTATCGCCTCTTCCCCGCTGAAGAGATTCTCCAGTTTGAGGAGTCGAATGCCCGTATCACCAAGAACGTCCACGAAGAGTTCCTTCGTTCCAACTACATCGGTGGTTCTGGACACAAATGGATGGGTATCACCACGGACGACGGCACTTACTGCGGACTCGTTGACGATGCAGCATGGTTCGTTCCAGAGCATACGCTCAACAACGAAGCTGGTTACGACCTCTGCGCTCTTCGCGTTAAGATGGCTCCAGCCGACCTCAACAAGATCGCTTATCTCTCGCTTGATATGCTCGACGATGCTCTCGTTGACCTCCAAGACGAAGATGACGCTTTCCGCCTTGATCTCCAAGACGCGACTGGTCAGCCTTTGCTCGACATCGTTATCCCTGATCCTCAAGTTGGCCGTGCGCTTTACTTCCAAGCCAAGCGCAACAATGGTTACTGGGATGCTAACACGGACTTCGATGAACGCCTTACCCGTCTGAAGCTCGGCATCAATCGTATCATCGGCGACTACGCCTTCGGTTACGACATCAACGCCGCTCGTTTCAACGCTGACACTGCCTTCAACGCTGGTCTCGCTCCATTCAATGAAGCTGATCCTGCGACATGGGCGCGTCTCGTTCGTGTGCCTCGTTACATCAAGACTGTTCTTGAAAACGGATGCGCTTACGTTCCGAACAAAGCCTACCGCAATGCCGACTTCGGTATCTCGGTTGCTATGGTAAACAAAGCAATGTGCAAATGGACAATGCCATCCTCGACTGGATACGGCCAAGCCCAACAAATGACCCAGAACTACGCTGGTGATTGGGAATGGAAGAACCCAGATTGGGAGTGCAACCGCTGGCGCAAAACGGGCTTCTATCAAGCCCAGTTCCGTCTGGCCGCACAGGTCAAAGACCCAACCATCATGCACTCGTTCCTGCATCGCCTGCCTAAGAGCAAGAACCTCTATGGTTCCTGCTGCCCAGTTCAGAGCTACATCGTTCCTGAGAACAATCAGGACTGCTATAGCTGCGCTGGTGTGGGTGACATCGTTGTGCCTTCCTAAGTTAAATAGGGGAGGGGCTTATTCAAGCCTCTCCCCACAACCTTAAATAAAATACAAAATATGTCTAATTCACGACCACTCGCTTATGATCGCGTCAACCTGTTTGGCCCGATTGCCGTTAACCTCCTCGCTGCTGGAGACGCTGACCTCCTCGTTCTTAATGACGAAGACACCAAGTTCTTTCCAACAAGCATCGTTCTGGAAACTGCCTACGCTCGCGGAACCACTGCCACCGCCCCAATTGTAGTCGTTGACAACGGAACCACTGGCGAAGATCTTACTTCCTCGCTGACCATCACGGACGCTCTTGATAACCAAGGCCGCTACAATCCTCTCGCGCTTGTTGCCAATCCTTTCGTCATCACTGGCTCCCGCAAACTCCGCTTGCTCAAATCCACTGTTGGACTCGGCCAAGCTACTGCTACCCGCGCTCGCACCGCTGGCGTTGCTACAATTGTTACTGGTGCTGCTCATGGTTTTACCACGGGTGATGTCATTACGATTGCCAGCATGACCGACACTACGTTCAATGATGTGCAAGCTGAAGTTACAGTTGTTAACTCAACTACCTTCACCTACGCAAACGCTGGCGTAAATGTTACCTCCGGTGCTGATACCGCTGGACGTGTTGGCGCACTCTACGTGAATGCCTACGTTGTTGGTATCTACTTCTAAACCTCAACCTTGGGTGGGGAAGTAAACCCTTCCTCACCCTTACCCCTTTTCTAATTATGGCTTGCTTCACCGATCTCGACTACCGCAATAAATCCTATCCTTTCGTTCAAACAATCGCCGCCGCTGCTGGCATTGATCCAATTTCTTATGGTTGCTATGACGCAGCTACCGATTCCGCTAAACTCTACCAATTCTATGTTGGACTCGCAACCATCGGTGGTCTCACCCCAGTTACTGAAAACTGTTTTGTGCAAAAAACTGAAGACCAGCAATACTATCTCACTAACGAAGCTCTTGCTGCCGCTCTTAACCCTGTTACATAATTATCGTAAACGATAACTCCTATGGCACTCTCTCAAAACTGCTTCAAAGAAAGCACACCCGATGTGCAGAACTGGGAACTTCTGCAACAAAGCATTGCTATTGAAGAAGCAATCGCCGCGCTCCAAGGTTTCCAAATCCCCGAATACGACGAGATCGACATCACCTACTACGGAGTGACCAACAACATCGCAACGGTCATCTACTCCAACGGTGGAAGCCCCGTTGCCACGCTGACCTTGACATATGCTGTCCAGCCACCTACAGATGATGACGCTAATCTTGTGAATGTAACCATTTCCTGATATGCCATTCAAATTTAATCCCTTTACTGGCAAGCTCGACAACGCGCCGGGCGCACCTGTCTTCAACGATTCCAAGTTTCGCGTATTCGACAACGGAGACGCTAGCAAAAAAGTTGCATTGGAGCTTTCTGGTGTAAGCCCTAGCACTACTCGCGTATTGGACATCCAAGATGTGGATGGCCCCGTGGCTATTGGCTACGGCCTAGCTAACCAGTATATCCGTGGAGACGCGACGATCTCCAACTTCCCTGTGGCTGCTGGTGGAGGAAGCTCGGTCAGTTACTACTTTAACGGGTCAGTGAGCCAAGGGACGATCTTGGGCAATCCTTACTACGAGATCAACAAGGTTCCAGCGGGTGCAGCACAAACCAACTTCCCGATTAACGCAGGAAGCACGACCGCCTACTTTATCACGGACGCGAATGATCCCGCGCTTCTTCTGATCCCACAAGGTAACTTTACCTTCCAACTTTATTGCTCCACAAGTAGCGGCAACCCGCAACTCGCGGTGGCACTCTACAAGTATGACGGAGCCGTCTTCACCCAAATCGGCGCAACAAGCCCAGCGGCGACGATCAGCAATACCACCTCAGACATCCACTTCCTCACAGTCGCAGTCCCCGCCTCTACTACATTGGCACTCACAGACCGACTCGCAGTCCGCGTGATTGGTTCAAGCCTCGGCGGTCACACGATTACTCTGAATACGGAAGGCAACACGCAGAGCCAGATCATCACGACCTTCTCGACTGGACTTGCCGCACTCAATGGTCTTTCTGACCAGATTCAGTTCTTCTCCACGGGAACCACAGGAACCGATTTTAACATAGTTAGCTCGGCGGCTACCCATAATTTTAACATTCCAGTAGCCAGCGTGGCAAACACAGGAAAACTCTCTTCCGCAGACTGGACAACCTTTAACAATAAGGTCACATCTGTAAGCGGAACCGCGCCCATTGCATCTTCCGGAGGAACCACTCCGACAATTTCAATTCCACAAGCAACCGCACTTGCCAATGGATACCTTTCATCCACGGACTGGTCTACATTTAATGGGAAGATTGGATCAGGACTCTACACTGCGACTACTGGGCTTACGATGAACACCGCACGCTTGCTCGGTCGATCCACGGCAGGAACAGGAGTTGCAGAAGAGATTTCAATTGGAACAGGATTGTCATTGTCTGCTGGCACTCTGTCTAATGCTGGCGTTTTAAGCGAAACAACTGGAATTACTGGAGCAGATAAAGTAACAAATATTGTATCTCTCACGCAAGCGGAATATAACGCTATAACGCCAAATGCATCAACTCTTTACATTATAACAGACTAATGCCTACCACTACTGGAAAAATCTACCTTGGCAGCACTCTTATCTCCAGTGGCGCATTCACTTCTGGGTGGGTTCGCCCAAGCGATTGGATTGCCATGCCAACAATTATCTCAACAGAACAAAAAGTTGCCGCTCTTTTTCTTGTTGGGGATAATGACAGCAATTTTGTTGCGTTTCGTTTTTCTGGAAACCACACAGTCGATTGGGGTGATGGCAATATTGAAAATGTTGTAAGCGGAGTTACGGCAGAGCATAACTATGTGTTTAGTAGCCTCTCCGCATCAACAGAGATCGGGCCGGTTGGTTCTAAAATGCGGCAGGCAATGATTGTGGTTACGCCTCAAGCAGGACAAAATCTAACATCTGTCTCATTTGATTTTAGGCATTCGTCACTCGGCACGACAACATACACTACTCCAATCCTTGAAATTACATTATCCGCTCCGAATTGCACAACATTGGATATTGGAGGAACGACAGGAAATTTAAGACTGCTTGATCAATGCACTATCCTTTCACATAATACGATTAGCGCATCTAATATGTTTAATGTGTGCGCCTCACTTCAGAGCATTCCCTTATTCGACACTTCTTATGTAACAAACATGACGAATATGTTTAATGGATGCGCCTCACTTCAGAGCGTTCCTTTATTCGACACTTCTTCGGCACAAAACATGACGAATATGTTTTCTGGATGCAGCACACTTCAGAGTATTCCGTTATTCAATACTTCTTCAGTAACAACCATGAACAATATGTTCAATGGTTGCAGTATACTTCAGAGCGTTCCTTTATTTAATACTTCGGCGGTAATAAATATGGGAGGTATGTTTAATGGGTGTAGATCGCTTCAAAGTATTCCTAATTTTGATTGTTCAAGTGCAACAGCATCTTCGTCATTTGCAATAAATTGCAACGGACTCAAGCGTTGTCAAGCAACAGGAATAAAAACAAATGTTTCATTTGCAAGCTGCTCTTTAAGCGCAACAAGCCTCAACGAAATTTACACTAACCTTGCCGATTTAACTGCGCTACCGACACAAACTATAACTGTCACTGGCAACTACGGTATAGCGACCGACAACCCTGCAATTGCAACAGCAAAAAATTGGACTGTTGTAGGATAATTTTTTATGGAAGACACATCTGGATTTTACAAAGAAGAAAATGGCGAGTTGATTTATGGGCCAAATTTTGTGCTTAATAAAAATTATGAACTCCGCAAAGAAACGCACGAACAGCATACATATCCCGTCGATGGATGGTATTGGTTTGATTCTGAAACTGAAGCAAAACTATCTTTAATTAACGCACAATGAACGACAACGCAACATTTACAGGAATCATTGGAACAACAACCAGTTTTACTGGGTTCATGGTTTCTATGATGCCACACATTGAAACAGGATTGCGCCTTGGTGGATTATTTGTTTCGTTGGTTGCGGGAATCTTAACCATCGTTTATATGTTCAACAAAATCCGCAAACAATGAACCCTAAACAAATCGCACTTGGACTTATATTGATTTCGCTGGCATTTCTTGCAATGGCATTCTTGACTGGTTGCACAACACTTGGAATTTCGTTAGATACAGATTACGGCAGGCTCACATATGAACTGCCCGAACCGAAAGGAACAAAAAAATGAAAATCGTAAATATACTATTGGAACGCTTGTCAGAAAACAGCACATGGCGCGGATTGATTCTGATCGCTACGGCAATCGGAGTTAAACTTGAGCCAGAACTTCAAGAGTCCATCATCGTCGCGGGACTCAGCCTCGTAGGACTCATCAACGTTATCCGCAAAGGAAAATGATTCCCCACTCCAGACCACAGCAGGCCAAGGAAAAGACACTCGCAATGGTAATCAAAGCGGGTATCGAAGACTTGGTTTGCTTGGTTGGGATTCGTGGATACTACTCCGAAACATTTCCTCCATCAGGCAACCAAAGAGGCATCTACGATGATGCGATTATTTTGATTTCACCCAGTGTCCATGCCACATTTAATGCGAACACTGATCCATCAATTTTCAGGAAAGGTATCGCGGTTCTTAAAACGGGTGTCCATCGCTTTCGTAAAGGCAATCATGGTATCTCTAAACCCGGAGGCGGCTATCCAGCGTTGCGACCTGCTAACGCCAAAGAGGAGTTGCCTGTTACGAGAGATGGTATTGGAGACGATATGGGTATCGCTATCAACATTCATAAGGGCGGTTACAAATCGACCTCATCAGCAGGATGCCAAACAATCTACCCCGCTCAATGGGATGGGTTTATCAACCTCGTCTATTCAGAAATGAACCGATACAATCAGAAGACGATTCCATATCTTTTAGTGGAAAACGCTTGAATTAGATACTCAATTATCGTAAACGATAATCAATATGGGAAATTGCAACGAAACCATTATAGTAGCATCCTACGCTAGATCAGCAAAAGAAAGTGCTATCAGTGCGGCTCACTCTGCTTGTCTCGCACAGCAATCTATTGGGGCGAGCGGAGCTACAGGGGCTACGGGAGTCGGAGCAACAGGAGCCACGGGACTCACGGGTTCTACAGGCCCGTCTGGAGGGCCGACAGGGGCAACGGGAGCTACGGGCGAAGGGGCAACTGGAGCCACAGGATTGTCTGGTATTAATGGAACTACTGGAGCTACAGGATTGCGCGGAGCCACTGGTAGCACGGGCATCCAAGGTCAACAAGGGGCGACTGGGCAACAAGGTTCTACTGGGGTTGGAGCATCTGGAGCAACAGGTGCTACGGGTCAGCAAGGCCCAATCGGGCCAGAAGGCGCAACAGGAATGGTTGGCCCTCGCGGAGCTACAGGATTGACTGGCCCAATGGGGGCAAGCGGGTCTGGAGCTACTGGTTCTACTGGAATCGATGGGCCAACTGGAGCGACTGGATTGACAGGGGCTACCGGAGAAGGCGCAACCGGAGCTACTGGAATACAAGGTTTAATTGGAGCAACTGGGCCTCAAGGTGTACAGGGTATCCAAGGAAACCAAGGTATTCAAGGAAGCACGGGAGCTACTGGCGCTACTGGTATTCAAGGGTTAGAAGGTAGTACTGGCGCAACAGGTATCGCAGGATTAAATGGAAGCACTGGTGCGACTGGCATTGCTGGAAATGATGGGGCGACTGGCGCAACTGGAATCGGATCAACTGGAGCAACTGGCCTTACAGGTGCTACTGGCGTGGCTGGACAATCTTCTTCGTTTTACAATTACAAAGCAGATACAACAACGCTATCTGGTGTTCCTTCAGTTCAAACATTGTATTGGGACAATGCTACGCAAACTTCTGCTACAAATATAACGCTTTCTCATATTGATGCACTTGGAAATGATATTGACGTTTTCTTCCCGCTTTTTAAGACTGGAGACACATTTATTATCCAAGATCAAGGGAACTCAAACAACTTTCAAACTTGGCAAATTTCAGCAACTCCAACTGTTGTTCTTAATAGTTATATCTCAATTCCAGTTACTCTTGTTGCTTCTGGTGGAACATCGCAATTTTCTAACAACCAGCAATTAATTTTTGCGATTGTTACATCTGGCTTAACTGGCGCGACAGGATTAACTGGCAGCACTGGAGCTACTGGCGTTACAGGTGGGCAAGGCGCAACTGGAAGCACTGGAGTTCAAGGATTGACTGGAGCTACAGGAATTGGTTCTACAGGAGCAACTGGAATTCAAGGTATTCAAGGAAGTACAGGAGCTACTGGCCCTCAAGGAATACAGGGTTTAACTGGTGCTACTGGAGTGCAGGGAGTTCAAGGTATCCAAGGTATCCAAGGCTCAACTGGTGCTACCGGAATTGGCGCGTCTGGCGCAACAGGGGCTACTGGAGTTGGAGTACAGGGAGCAACTGGAGCCACTGGCCCCGCTGGTTCTGGTGGAGGTGCAACAGGAGCAGGAACAGATGCTATCTTTTGGCAGAATGGTCAAACTGTGAATACATCATATTCAATTCCAGTTGGAATAAACGCTGGTAGCTTTGGCCCGATAACGATAGCTTCTGGAGTTGTAGTAACAGTTCCAACTGGCGGGATATGGACAGTGGTGTAATTCTTTAAAAAAATGCTTGCAATGAAAACAATCAACCTTATCGTAAACGATAATCAACTATGAGTTGCGGAAATTCCAGAAGTTCTAAATGCAATCCATGCGGCCCAAGTGAGGCGGCAATGAACTCGATTGCAGATCGTGCAGCTTATTACGCTCGTATAGCTATAGTTGCTTCAGAGACTGGTGGCGGTATCCGTTGGGGATACATTGGGGATGGGACTGAAGTTACCTTCAATATTGATGGAGCCGCGACAACCAATAGCGCATCATTCCTTGTAACGATTGATGGAGTAGTCCAAGACCCATTGGATTACACAATCACCCAAGGATACCCATATACCATCACAATGAACAATCCAGTCCCATCTGGTGATGAGATTGTTATTGTATCATTGAATGGTAAGACTGGCGCGACTGGCCCCGGAGCAGGCGCAACTGGCCCAATGGGGCCAACTGGTGCAACTGGCCTTACGGGTGCAACAGGGCCGGGTGCTGGTGCTACTGGATCAACTGGAGCTACTGGCCCCGGAGCTATTGGGGGATCGGGAACAAATGAAGTATTTTTCTTGAATGACCAATCGGTGACTGCCAGCTACTCAATTCCATCAACAAAAAACGCAATGACTGCTGGGCCAATTACAATTGACGCAGGGGTTGTCGTAACAGTCCCAAGCGGATCAACATGGACAGTAGTATAAAGGATTAAAATTATGCCAATCACACTTAACGGAACAACAGGAGTAGTAACGCCGGGAGCAACCATTGGATCAATCAATGGCATCTTGAAATCATCTTCTGGAGTAGTATCGCAAGCAAGTGTTGGGACTGATTATTCGCAACTAACTCTCGCAACTGCACAAACTGCATCTGGAACTGCTGTTGACTTTACTGCTATTCCAAGTTGGGTAAAGCGTATTACTGTGATGTTGAATAATGTCAGCACAAATGGGTCAAGTAATATAATTATTCAAATTGGCTCAACAACATTTCTAACTTCTGGATATTCTGGCGGTGCAAGCAATCAAGCTGGCGTGATTGTATCTAACTCAACAGGATTTGGAATTGTAGTATCTACAGCTACTCCAAGTGATAATAATCACGGAACAGCAATACTGGGAATTTTTTCTGGCAATACATGGTCTGAATATTCCAATGTTGTTTCAACTGCACAAGGGCGTGCATGGTATGGGGCAGGAACAGCTTCGCTCTCTGGATCACTTGACCGAGTTCGCATCACAACAGTTAACGGCACAGACACATTTGACGCTGGAACAATTAACATTTCTTACGAATAATATGGCAACATCACTCTCATTAGAAAACGACTCCAGCTCCGATACAGGCTATATCAAGGTCAATGGCACTACTGCCGCTACTCTGACTACGAGTGGCATTACAGGAAACTTGACTGGGAATGCTACTACAGCAACTACTGCCACGAAGCTATCTACTGCATCTGGTTCTGCTCCATCTTACGCTTGCCGAGCATGGGTGAACTTTGATGGAACACGCGATACTACTGGAGCAGCAAGCACAGCAAATACAAATCGTCTAATTCGCTCAAGTGGGAATGTAACAAGTGTTCTTCGTAATGGAACTGGTGATTACACGATTACATTTACTACACCGATGAGTGATGCGAATTATTCGGTTTCTCTAACAACATTAAGTCTATCCTCAACAGATTGTGCAAGGATGGTTGTTGTTAAGGGAGTAGCAACTACAGGGCCATCCAACAAAACAACTTCTGCTATATCAATCATTTCTGGAAGCACTTCTGGTGCTTTGACGGATCTTGCAGACATTAACTGCACAATCTTCGGAAACTAATTTTATGCCAACAACAATCGACTCCGCAGGAATTACTTTTAACGACACAACTTCGCTGACGAGTGCGAATATCGGAACCGCACAACTTGTTAATGGTTCAGTCATCGCATCTAAACTTGGCACTACCGAGCAGAAGCAAATTTGCAAAGCATGGGTGAATTTTGATGGGACTAATGCTTTTAGTCCAAATCCAAGCACGACTGCGATCCGCTCAAGCTACAATGTTTCCAGCGTTACGAAGAACGGAACTGGTGATTATACTGTGAATTTTACAACGCCTATGGCAGATGCGAATTATAATGTTTCTGGTTCTGTTGTTTCTTCCGACGGCACTACACGAAGAGGTATGATTTTGGATCTCAACAGTTTGAATAATACATCTACTCCATTATTGACAACATCCGCTAGAATTAGAACAATTTATGTAAATTCTGATCCTCAGCCGGGAGATACCACAATAGTTACATTGTCGATCTTCGGAAACTAATTTTATGTTTATCACCTATCCACAACCCAACGGCCAAGTAGCAGTAGTCATCCCTACTGGAGATGTTAATGATGCAATCAAAGATGTTCCGGCAGGAGTAGAATACAAGATCGTTGAGTCAGTTGACATTGATAACGACTACTTCAACGCATACGAGTTTGATGCTGAACTTGGCGCAAAGGTAAACATTGACAAGGCGAAAGCTATTCATCTTGATAAATTCCGTGCTGCTCGCGTTCCCAAACTTGCCAAGCTCGACATTGACTTTATGAAGGCAGTTGAGGCTAACGACGAAGAGAAGAAAGCTGAAATCATTGCTGCCAAACAAGAACTCCGCGATGTTACCCTGACTCCACTTCCAGATGATCTCGCTGGCATTAAAGCAACTTGGCCTGATATTCTAAACTAAATATTATGACTCCATGCACTCCAGCACCTCCATGCGACTTGGAATATCCATTGTTCTGCGAACCCCGTGAGATTACGGCAATCGCTAAAAGGTTAGTTGTAGAAGATTCGTCTGCTTGTGATAAGACGCTTCAGACTCCACCATCTGGACAGGTTCTTATCTCTAACACAAACGGAACCATATCGTGGACTAATGGAGCAAGTAATACTGTTCTTCGGAAAACCTCAACTGGAAGTGTTGAGTTTGCTACACTGAATAGTCTTTTTCAATCTGCACCAATTGATCTTGGTGGTCAGTCATTGACTACTACTGGAGCGATAAATGCAGGAAGTGTAACTGCTACAGGTGTAGTAACAGCAGCAAGCGTGTCTTTGGCCGCGAATCCAACTACAAATCTTCAAGCTACAACCAAGCAGTATGTTGATACCGCTGATGCTCTCAAGCTCAATAAGGCTGGAGATACGATGACTGGTGCGCTTATTGTGAACAGCACGATAGCATCAAACAACACGATCCTTGCTAATGGCAACTCATCCAAGATTGGATATGATACTGGTGCTGGTGGATCGGTTACTCAAGGTGCAGGCGCAAAAACAAATTCTGTTACACTCAATCGTCCTACTGGAATTATCGTTACCGATAGCGCGGCATTGGCAGCAAATACTTCTGTTACATTCAACTTGAGCAATTCGGTTATTGACGCTACAGACATCGTGTTGGTAAGTCACATCTCCGGCGGAACACTTGGTTCATACAACTTTGCAGTAGCCCCAGCGACAGGCAATGCCAATGTTACAATCCGTAACATTACCGCAGGATCATTATCTGAAGCTCTTAGTCTGCGATTCATTGTAATCAAGAGTGTCAACGCATAATGCCAGCCGAAGGATCAGTCTTTGATGGATTCACAAGTATCATCGCGCAAGACGCAGATACTCATCCATCGTATTTACCAGAATCTGTAGTATCAGAATCGGTTAATAGGACATTCCGAGGCGGCATTAACAGGACAAGACCAAGTATTCGGAACATCCCGATTATGGCTGGAGATGGAGAAAGCCAGACTATCGTTAACGATATTCTTGGTGGTAACTTTCAAGGTGCGTATCCATATCGTGCAACTAACTTGAGAACGAGCGATGGTATCTTACTATCGGTATCTGGCATTATCTACTTTCTGAAGATTGTAAACAACCGAGCATTTGCCTACAAATTGATTGAAGGGAACGATCCGGGTATGATGCACACATGGTTTGTGCAAGCTGAAGATCGGGCGTATATCCAAAATGGATACCAAAATGCAATAGCATGGGATGGAGTATTAGGAACTTTGATAGCAAGCGAGATTCAAGATGGAGACTACTGTGAGATTGTTTCAGTTGGAACTACAAACTTTACTTTAATAGGTGCGCCATCCAATACGATTGGAGTTAAGTTTACAGCAATCATTACAGATACTCAAAAAGGAATCGGAACCGGAACAATCAAGATACCAGCCTACCGACTGAACCCATACTTGGCAAAAATGCCGATTGGAACGATCATGGAGTATGCTTTCGGTCGAGTATTCGTAGCTGATAGATTCAATCAAATCTACGCATCCGACATCATCTATGGCGGTGGATTCACCGATACCAAGAATACAGAGAACTTCACAGAGATAGGATACTGGGCAGAAGGTGGAGCGTTCTCGACTCCAGCCATGATGGGGAATATAACAGGGATGAAGGTCATGCCACAGATCGGAACCAACCTTCGCGGGCAAGGTGAACTTGTTATCCTAACTGGCAATGGAGCATTCTCAATGGATGTATCAATTCCAAGAGATCAATGGAACACATCCAACATCCAGCGTATCTCACTCCTTGGGCGAGGATGCACAAGCCCGTATGTTGGACTCGCTAACTCAGAACTTTGGTTTAGATCACACGATGGTTGGGCATTCTACTCCAATAGCCAATCTGAATTTGCAAGATACTTCTCACTTCGTAAACTCTCAAGGGAAGTAAACAAGTGGGTTGAGAACGATACTCCTTGGTTGAAGCAATTCGCTTCTACAATGTTCTTCAACAACTACCTTATTAGCACAGTTGCACCACAAACCTACCGCGCAGAAGGTGTAGAGGGGCTGAATAGGTATCATCGTGGGATGGTAGTTCTCGACCTCGACCAATCTTCTTCGCCTGCACCAGACGCACAACTCCAATTCCGCTGGAATGGAATCTGGACAGGCATTAGACCAACTCAACTTCTAACTGCATTGATAAATGGTGAGAAGCGTGGATTCGGATTCTCGTTTGATGCAGATAACAAGAACCGACTATACGAGTTCACCATAGCTCAAGGCGACGACTACGGGCCAAATGGAAGTAGGCAGATTGAATCCTTCTTCACAACTGGCAGGTATGATTTCAACCGAAGCGGGGCTACCAACAAGTTCCTCCGCAAAAAGATTACTGGTGGAGAAATGTGGATGAGTGAGATTAAGGGTGAAGTGAATAGTTCAACCGAGTTCCGCGCAGATAGTAATCCTTGCTGGTCAGAACTTAAAGTGCCTACGACATTCGGGTGTGATCCATGTTCACCAGTAGTAACTGAATGCTTCCCGCAACGAGGAGGTAATCGCTACAAACGCTACAAGTTTAACACGCCAGACCCAAGCGAATGCAATGACTTGGCGGGAATTCCATCAGTGGAAGGAAGCGAGTTCCAAATCAAAGTGAACCTAATCGGGGCAGCTACAGTTGACCGAGTAAGGTTGATGGCAAACATTAAGAACAACGACGACTCTCCGGTTGGTGATTGCCCAGAAGAAAATCAAGAATGTGAACCATTTTTGTGTTGCCAAGAAAAATATTGGGAATACAATATCGTAAATTAAGAGCTATGGATAACGCCGATTCATCTCCAGCAATTACTTTTCCGAATGTTCCAGATGATTTTTGTCCAACTGGTAACTGGCAAAATGTATTTCAAGTATTCATTGATGAGGTTCTTTCTAACGGAACTATTCTTGTTCCGGGATTGGGTGATGTAACTCCACAACAGATTGCGCAAATTAACGAACAGCTTGCTAATCAGCAAAACGAAATTGATGCGCTTGGAACGCGAGTTACCGCATTAGAACCAGCAGTTAAAGCTCGATATGGAAACATCGGCAGTATCCCTGCTGGCGACTCTATCCAGACTGTATCGTTTGCTGCATTGCCTTCTGCAACATACGGAATTTCTATAACACCTAACTGCAATGCAACAATTGGAACTTCTGCTACACCATTGTTTGCTATTGTTGATGGCAGCAAAACAACTACTGGATTTTCTATCCGAGTTGAAAACAACATTTCTCAAATTACGCAGATAGATTGGGTTGCGATCTATTCTGCATAAACCAAGCAACAAACAAAATAAAAAATATGACACCACTAAAAGGAACTGATCCTAAACTCGTTAGCGGCGGCTCACCTACTCGCGGCATGATCCGTGAAGGTATGGGCAACATGAACCCACCTAACACTGGTAAGAATCCATACTCCAGCGCACCTATGCCAAAATCTGGCAAGCCCGTTGGCGGAAAATAATTATCGGAAACGATAATCCCTATGGCTGATACCCTCGAAGAGATGGTAGAGCTTGTGAAGGGTTTCTGCGGAGACTCTGGAACTTGCTCGTATGAGCGCGGAGTCAAGGCCGTTAATCAGGCTCGTAGATTGTTGTGGAATAAAAGGGCATGGAGTAGCCAAGAAGAGTATGTTCAAATTTGTTGTGTTGATGGGTGTTTTACTCTTCCAAATAGGTATGAACAAATAAAGTTGGCATGGGTAGGAAATGATTCTGTTAGTTTGAATGAGGAATGGTTCAATGCGACCAACGCTTTTGCTCTCCACGCAGATCACTCATGCCATAGGTTGATTACAGAAGTAGGAGGACTCCATGTCCTCTTCCGCGATTATACTACACGTCCATATCAAATCGGGGTAATGGCCGAAAAAGCTGAAGACATCGGCGTAGAGTTGATGTTTGAAGCACAAGACCAGTATGACACCTACCACAAGGTCAAGGTAACTACTGCCAATCCTCCAACGCTGGCGAAGTCTGATCTTCTTGTCAAAGGGATTCGGGCAGTCAGCAAGCCAATTACCAAAGGTAGGATTCGCGTGTATGCCTACGATACAGAATTGGAAGCAAAGACGCTGATAGCAATCTATCAACCGAACGATGCTAATCCAACCTTCCGTCGATTCAAAGCACCAAGGACTTGCGAGTGCATCACGCTTTACGCATCGAAGAAATACTTTGATCTGACCGATCCAAAGGAATTGGTTGAGTTCATCCCAGATGCGATGATCTATGCGGTTCTTGCATTGAACTCGCGTGAGAATCGTAAGGCGCAAGAGTTCTTGAGTAACCTGTCATTGGCCGTGCAGGAGCAAGAAAAGGAAATGGAAGGCTTAGAAATCCCTACAGCCGCACCGATCCGATTCGCAAACTATAGTCGGGCAGACAACCTAATCGGTGCTGATATATTGTCACCAACACCAAACGATTACTTCCTCTATCGATGAATTTAACAATTCCAGACAAGATTGAAGCAAAGAGCGTAATTGGATATGGTGATCCAAACTACGAGCTAAACTTGATGGACTTGGAGATTCTAAAACTTCCTCCACGGGAATGTCCGCTGGTGCATAGGTTTACTCCGGGTATGTATATTCGGGAAATCTATATGCCGAAGGATACGATTCTGACAAGTTTACTCCATCTCACTACGCATCCATTCTTCGTGATGAAAGGTGATGTGACTGTCTGGTATCATGGTATCCCTGCCCACCGATATAAAACAGGCTACAGTGGCATCACAGAAGCGGGAACGAGGCGTTTGTTGGCTACTCACAAAGACACAATTTGGACTACCTGCCATGTCACAGACTTAACTGATCCAGACGAAATTATTGACAGCATCACTTCAAGAGACTTTAATCCCCACATCGCCAAGGAAGACCCAAGGGTGCAGAAGTGGCGGCACAATCGAACCGACTTAATCAAATGAGATTTCTTTTACCAGACCCATTAGGCAACGATAAACATTCTCAGATGTTTCACTCCAGCGGATTTGCTATTGCGGCTGGTGTGGTAGCTGTAGGTGCGGCGGCAGGATCAGCGGCCATCTCCATGTCGGCAGCAAATAGGGCAAAGAAAGCTCAAGGTAAAGCAGCGGCAGCATATAAGAAAGGACAACGCAAAGTCCAACAACAAATCAACGAAGTCAAAGCTCCAGAATATAACCTTGGAGCAATGATTGGTGATGCCGCACAGATTTCAGAATACAATAGACAGCAGGCTGAAGCGTTCCAGCCCGGAGCGGCGGCACTAAGAGCAAGGTCAGTTGGTCAAATCAACAAAGCAATGGACGTTACTGACCAATACTTGAGGGGAGAAATCCCGCAAGATGTCAGAGAACAAACCATGCGAAACATCGCTGAGTTTGGTGGGGCAGGATTCAATCCAGCAACAGCAGGCCGAGCAGGGGGGTTCCAAGCAGCACAAGCATTAGTTCCAAGACAATTTGGATTAACCTCGCTTGATCTTCAAAGAACTGGGATGGCGGCAATTCCTGCAATACAAGGCACAGCACAAAACTGGCAAACTTTGGCGCGAGCATTTACAGCAGACCCATTGGATGTAGGTAGGGTTCAACTTGGGTTCCAAACAGCAGCAGCAGAAGTTGGATTGCAAAAAGCAAGAATGACTGCTGGCGTTTACCAAAATATCTACGGAGCAAATAAAGAAAACATCGCTGCAAGCTACGCTGCCCAGCAAGCAGTCGGCCAAGGAGTCTCTGACATTGGCAAGGCTACTTCTGGCGCGTTGATGATGGGAATGAACATTAGTGCTGCACAGCAAGGACTGAATCTTGGAGGTATGGGTGGAGGCATGGGAGGATTTGGTGGATCGGGAACTGGATTAGGAGCAACGCCGCTTTACAACACGCCATACACATTTACAACAAGAGCAGATCAATATGGTCAAGTTGCACCAAGCCGACTTTATCAAGGAGGGAATGTAGCTACTGGATCAATGGAGGAGCGACCAGTTCCAGTTCCTCAATCACAATTTAAATCACCATATTAAATACCATGTCTATAGCAGAACTCATAATGACAGGAACCAATCGCGCATCGGAATCTACCGCATGGGTTGGAGATTCTTTGGCTAAACTTGGTCAACAAGTAGGTGCATCATTGGCTCAACGCGAGCAGCAGAAGCAAGCGCAAGAGATGCTACCATTCTTGCAGCAGAGTATGCAGGAGTCGATGAAACTTGCTGGTCAAGGTAAAACTGGTGATGCGTATGCGAAGTTGATGCCGTTTCTTGCTGACCCATCGGTGATAAACAATCCAAATTTGAGGCAAGTTATACCTGCATTTGAAAGCGGGATAAAGATGGCGGGAGATCAGTTCTATAAGAAAGAAGAACTTCGCATTCGTGAAGGAATGTATAACGCGAGGTATGGTGGTGGCGGAGGAGGGGGTGGAGATGGATTTGACCCTCAAAGTTTTTTAAACACCGTTAATCAAGATGGTGGCGATATTCTTGAAGTTGATGAGACAGTAAATCCAGAAGGTATCAACCCTGTAGTTGCAGCCGCACTTCCAGCAACATTGATTAACCCGCAAAATGTCCAGAGTCAGCGAGGCATGGGAATGACACCAAGATCAATTACCGCTCAAGCAACGGCAGCAGGATTGCCAGCAGTTACACCAACTGGAACTCCGCAAACTCGAGAAGAGGTTGATGCAGCAGCAGGAGCAGCATTGCCAACAGATAAACCTCCAGCACCCCTTGCTCGCGGCCCAGTTGACCTAACAAATCCAGCTAACGCACTTTTCCCTGAACTTCAACTAACAGAACCACCCAAAGATGTTCTTCAGAGGTTCATTAAATTTGAAGACAAATTTGCTGCACTTCCATTTGAAAAACAAAAGGCAGAGATGGATAACAACTCCATTATTTTCCCAAACAAAGAAATGCTGGCAAGTTATAAACCAGCAAAAGGTAGGGGAATAATTGAACTTTCTCCAGCGGCAGCAGTTGGAGTTCCCGGACTTGCTGGAGGAGTTGAGGTTCCAGAATCTTACATGAAATATATTGTTGGTAGTATAAATGTTAATCCTTCAACTGGGGTTAAAAGTTATAGTATCAAGCCAGAAATTGAAGGAGATGCAAAAGCTAAAGCTGCACTCAATTGGTTTAACCAATGGCAAGATACTTCGATTCAAGTAAATTCCAATCCAAAACTCCGCGATCTTCTTAGTAAAGCAGGAAATGATGCCTTGGCTATTGATGTTAATCCATTGGGCAAGACCGCAACAACACCAGAGGGCGATACTATAGAAGGAGATATTACTGAACTTTCAGTTAAAGGAAAACCGGAAACCAAAATTCAAGTTCCTAAAGTGGTAGCGGATCAAATCGCTATACTACAAACACAAACTGCTGCCGCAAATACTCACAATGCTAAGTTTATTCGGTTGAAGACTGAAGCACCACAAGCTCCAGCACAACCAACAAAAAGAAAAGTAGAAGTTCTCACGGATAAAGGTGGAAGATATTACTTGAACGCTAAAGGCCAAAAGGTTTATATTAAATAATCATGGCTACAGAGTTCATTGAAATCTCCGAAGAAGAATATCAAGGAGGGCCAAGTGATTTTATTGAAATCACAGAAGAAGAGTTTAATACACCTCAAGAACCAGTAGGCACTTCTATTGGTCAAGAAATCTCGCAAATACCAGCGGCACTCAAGCAATCGTTTGGTCAGCCACTTGAAGCTATGGGAGAGACGGCGCAAGTTGCTGGATTCCCCGCAGTAGCCACAGCATTGAAAGGTGCGATTCAAGAGCCAGAAGGTTATGTATCAGCGGGTGAACGCTTCATGGCTCCCAAAGAAGGTGAGTTCCAGATTGCAGGGTTTGCCCCTCAGTATGCACCAAGAGCGGTTGTAGAACAAACTGGTCAGATTATTGGAAGCATTGGGACTCGTATTGCTGGTGCGGTAACTCTTGGTGGTCTTGGCGGGTTAATAGGTGGTGGTGGCGGGGCTGTTACAGGTGCAGCAGCGGGTGCATTTGCAGGCCCAGCGTTGTTTGAAGCAGCGCAGATCGTTGGCCCAGTTGCCTTGGAACGAGCAAAAAACAATGGCTACACAGAACCAACCGATAAGGATATGGCTTACGCTATAGCAACCGCTGCTGGTTCTGGTTTACTGAATGCTTTCGGAGCTAAATATCTCCCGGGTGGCGAGAAGGCAGTTGGTTCATTTGCTAAACGACTTGCTGCTTCTTTCATTGGTGAAGGCATTCCAGAAGGATTGCAATCATTCACGCAACAAGTTGGTGAGACTATAGAAACTGAAAAAGGAATACAGGTTAATCCTAAACAAGCTATCGGTGAAGCATTGATTGGTGGCGCGGCAGGCGCGGCAGCTACTACTATCGCTGCACCATTTACACCAGAGCAAATCGCAGAAGCCAAGATTACTGAAAGCGCAAACAAGGAAGCTGAGAATCTTTTTATCGGAAACGATAATCCACAGGGTAAGGCAGTGCTGGCTAACAAACAAAAGTTAGAACAAGAAATCGCGGATACCAAGCAAGTGCTGTCAGTCATCGAATCAACTGATCCAATAGCACAGAAGCTGAAGCTGGAACTAAGGGAGAAAGAAGCCATCCTCGCGGCAGCACAAGGCCAAGTAGATAGTATCGTTGAATCCGCTGATCCAGTAGCAGAGGCAAAAAAGCAACAGCTCGAATTAGCAAAAGCGATTACCACTCCAGAAGCTGCACCAAAACCACTACCGACTGATGTATTACCTACCGAGACACCGGGCGCAACCTATGGCAGAGAAGAACAAGTCTATGATGTATTCGGGGACATAACGCGCAAACCAGTATCTATACCTAAACCTGCTGAATTACCTGCCGCGCCTACGATTGAAGAACAAACCGCAGAGGGAACCTATGGAGGACAAACTGGAGTGTTTGATGTATTCGCTGGAGCAAGAAGGAAGCCAGTAATCACCGAAGAACCGCCAGTATCTATGGCAGGCAAGGAAGTAATACCGGGCATTACGCCTACGCCAGTGGTTTCTACACAACCTAAAGCAACCAAAGAAGCCATAGCATCCGCAACGAATGTAGCCAATCAAATTGAGGAAGAAAATAAGGTTCTTGAGCAACAGAAAAAATTCAGCCCACCAACTGCACCAACTTTACAGGATGCGCGTAGTCTTCCAGATGCAATTGCAAAGAAAGGCAAAACGCTTTCAATTTCTGGAGGCAAGCAAGAAAAGAATATCCTTGATCCAAAGGAATCAAAGAAAAGATTTGATGAGATAGGATACGAGCGGCAAGCATTGGAACTTCCAGAGGACATGAATGATCGTGTGTCTGGTAGATATGGGAATGCTATCGCCAACATTAAATCCTTGTATTCATTTGAATGGTTGGGCGCACATTTTCATGGTGGGGTTGCTGTAAATCCAGAAGTAAAAGGAACGCAAAGAGGGCGAATCGTAGCACATGAACTTGGTCACGCATCGCACTCGCTTCTTGGTGATAAGATCAATAAAGATCAAAATGTCCTTAATGAACTTCAAGCGATAGAAGAATTACTATATCCGGGCTTGCGAGCAAAAGTATCAGCGGCAAGCAATCCAGATGCAAGTTTCTTCAATTACCTTCTTTCACCAAATGAATTAATAGCCGAGTTCAATGTTGAGCGGGTTTCAAATCCAGAACGAGCAGCACAAGTAGCTCCAGCATTATCTGCATTACTTGAATCCGCCGAAAAGATGAAGGGTCTTGTTGCTGATAGAAAAACATTCCCAACAATTATGGGTGTTATTAGGGAAAGCAAAGAAAGACTTAAAGTAAAAGACCTTGAATCAAGAAAAATTAAAGAAACAATTGGGGATGTATTAAAAAATAAAAGTAATCAATTGTCTAATACGGCAAAATTCGTAATAAATCGAACAAAACAAGGGGAGTTGGATTGGGCTAAAATAGGTCTTCGTAATTTAAAAAGACAAAAAGCCACCAAAGAATTTGCCAAGCGCACCGCAGAACTAACTGGAAACCAAGAGTTGATTGATTATGTAGAAGAACTATATCCAGCAGAGGCCGCACCAGTTGCGCCAACCGCTCCCGCACCAGTCACCGAGCAAGCTGCACCAGCAGAAGCTCCCGCGCCAGAGGTTGCGCCTGCTCCAACAGAATATAAGGGTAAAGTTAAACGAGAATACGATAGCGGAATTAAGGCTGGAGAAGCCGCTACATTTGAACCAACAGGAGTGTCTGCTGAGGCAATTTCTTCGATGGAGCTTGATGACATGAGAAAAGATGTCAGAGCAGCGAAAGATAAAAGTTCTGGAAACGCTATGGTTCGCGCTTATCGCCACGGCAAAACGCAAGGCAGAGTGAATCGAAATGCGCCTGTATTTGCTGAAGCAGTAGAAGCCTATGGCGTCACACTACCAGAAGGCTACACCAAGCAAGGCGACCTGTATGTTTACCAGCCCACCCCCGCAGTATCGGAAACAATAACAGAGCCAGAAGCGGATACTCGATACAACCCGCTTGGTTACGACATCGCTGATGTTGTTGAAGATATTAAGCAAGGCAAGACAAGCACTCCGCTTAAAGCAGTAAACCAAGTAATCAAAGAATCTACTGATCTTCGCAAGCGTGTTGCTGCTGAATCCGCTCGTCGCCAGCAACCAAGAAAGATGGGCAAAGCTGCGATATTGGAACGAATCGCAAGGGAACGCAGTGCTGGTAACATCAACGAGAATACAGCAAAGGCACTCACAGACTTTATCAATAGGATTAATGAAGATGCAATCTGGGATACGGCTATTTCCATCCGCGCAAAAGGAGTCAGCAACTACGACTTCGCTGATAACCTCGTCACATTCTTTTTAAACCAAGACAAGGGTGACTTCGGCGCATCTGTAGGCATCCATGAGTTTTGGCACGGGTTGTCTCGCTTCTTGCCGGACGCTGAAGTTGAGAAGATCAACAAGGATTACACGAAAGAACTGGCAGACTACCTTAAAAAGAATCCGTGGTTCTTGGCCTTTGTTGGAAGATACTCGCTGACTCCAGAGCAGTTTGAGGCATACAAGTTTTTCAACCCCAAAGAAGCTGAAACTAAACTCACCCCAGTCAAAGACGAGCAGGGCAATATCGTAAAATACAATATCAAGTTCGATAAGGATAACTACCGCTACATCATGCTGGATGAGTTCATCGCGGAGAAGATGACTGACCTTGTTCTTGGTAAGCAACAAGAGCCTAATACATTTTTAGGAAAACTCGCCAAGGTA